ACTCGCGATTCTCATTTTAGCAGGACGAATAACACCACCGTACATATGATATGCGGGAGTAAAACCATCTGGTTTATTTGTATTAGCCATGATTATCTCCTTTGTCTATATACATTGTTATTATTAATTTCCTTTATTGGTAGGTTTACTACCAAACGCGACTTTAGAAGTCCTTTGGATATCACTATCTTTTATAGGCATTCTAGAATCACTTTCTCGCATAAAGTTTTGGTCTACACCGTCCATAGCAGATTGTGCTTGGTTTGAAAAATAAGCATTACGCTCATCAGCAGTTTCGACAGGTACTTTAGCAAGGATTAAACCTCCAACCCCAATTACTCCTTTGTTGCTTCCGCTATCTACTGTAGGGGCTTCGAAATCAGGATAGTCTTCTGCTCTCACAGGTTCATATCCTTCTCTAATACGTTTAGACATATTAGATTTATCATCTTGTCCTCTAGTAGCTTCACGAATCCACCTGAATTGATATCCAGGAGGTGCTTCAGGTGCGTCTAACATTGACGGGGGTTTCCAAGGCGTTCTGCGAGTTTGAGAGGCTCGTGTCTCTGCAGACCGTGAGTTACGGTCAGTGGTGACGTCTGTTGTTTTATTATCGTCTGTCATTTTATACTCCTTCGATATGCTTAGCATATTCTTCTAGCGGCACATTCAGTCTTTTAGCTATTGCTACTTGACTTGGTGTTAGCTTGATTTTGCGTGATGATTTTTTACCACTAGCACCTCTGCTAGAGGCAGCAACCTGTTGCACGGGTGCAGATTGCTCTTCTGAAAACTTGTGTGGGAAATTTTCTTGCATACGTTTGTCTACTTCGGAATAGTACGTGTCAGAAGTTGGGTCTATCCCACCCTCGACAAGTTCTTTATGTATTCCAAATGCTGCAAACGTCATTGCTTGATCATCTCCAAACCATTTATTATTAGCCGCCCATCTCTCTGCTTTTGGATCAGGTCCACTAGCCTGAGGCTGTAGGGTCGGCTGATACTGTTCTACGGGAACTTCTTGTGCTTGGTTTTTCTCTCTGACTTGTTGCTGAGCTGATAATCTTCTTAGATTTTCTGCTTCGGCACTTACTCTAGAAAGTTTTTCAGTTGCATTAGCAACCGCCTCGCCATCCCCTGCATCTTGAGCCTCTCTTAAAAGTTGTTTGGCTCCTGCTATTTCAGATTGTACCCTATTGTCGTACTCTTTGAAAAGGGAAGAGTCTGAGTTCTTTAACTTTTCTTTTAAGCTTGATGCTGTTTGATTTACGCTTTGAGCATAATTAACAGCTTCATCTCTCTGTCTTTCTGCTTCTCGCATTTTATAAGTAAGTTTATCAATACGTTTTTGTACTGAATCACTTATTTCGTCTAACTCGTCTTTTGGTTGAGTTTCCGCTACAGGTTGTTGTTCAACAACTACTTCGTCTTTGATTGAATCATCAACGTCTGCTGCGTGTATGTCTACTTCCCCTTCGGGAAGTTCTAGTTCTATTTTTTCTGCTTCGTTATTTTGCATGAGTCCTCCTCAAGATTGTTATGATAAAATTGCTTCGGGATTATCTATACAGGCTAGAATTTCATCATCATTTAGAAGACGCATATCGCCACCTTCTATCTGAAAACGAGCTCCAGCATATCTGCCAAAGATTACCCAATCACCTTCTTTACACCAAGCCCCCTCAGGGAACTTATGTGGGTCACTATACGCATCTGGTCCTAACGCGACAACATAACCAACAACAGTTGCAAGTCTTTCCTTATCAACAGTTGCTTTAGCTAAATGTATACCGCCTTTAGTTACAGTAGACGCTGTAAAAGGTAATATTAAAATTCGATACCCAGTTGGTCTAGGTAGCGATTCCGCATGAGAGTCTAAGTTCTCAGGAGTAATAACAGGTTCTAGACTTGCGTCTGGAGCAGCTTTATCACTTCCAAAATCCCTTAATACCCTATCTGGAACAGTTTTTGTTTCGACTTTATTAGTCATTTGCATCCTCCATATTAGAATGTAAAGTTTGAATCTCCTGTTCACAGAAACTCAAACCTGCTATTTCGCCAACTATCCTTTGGTATTGTTCAAAGTTCTCAATACTTCCAGCAGCTAACGTTTGCGTAAGAGCTTCTTTTCTCTCACGATATTTACGGAGCAAATGCTCCGTAGCCATGATATAGTCCACTTATTTAACTGACCTATACCAAAGAAGTCCTTTTGTTTGTCCGTAAGCCGCTTTGACTTTAGCCTCTTCTGGCTTGTCTAAGCACTCACCTGCTTTAACAGACTCTGTTCTAGTGTTGTCAACCATTTTAGGTTCACTAGGAGCAGCTCTGTTAGCCTTTTTAGAAGGCGACGGATACTTTTTCATTTTGTCGTCGTAATATTCACGCATTATTTTTCTCCATTTTATTGTCTACTATCACGAACTGTTTTTACTAGTTCGTTGTAGTTCTTATCAGCATCAGCTTTTGCTTTCAACTCTAATTCTTGTAATTCTATAGCAGACTTAGTATCTTGTACTTTTAAATCGGCTTCTATTTTTTCACGTTTGATTTGTGCGTCTAGTTCTGCTTTCATTCCAGAAAGTTGTGCATCTCTTGCGTCGTCTTCTGCTTTTTGCATCAACTGTTCTTTTTCTAACTGTAATTGTTGTTGGAACATTTCCATTTGTGGGTTTTGTTGTGCCTGTGCTGCGGCTTGTGCCATTGCTTGTGCTTGACCTGTAACTTGTTGTGTTGCTTGTGCCGCCATCATAGCTATTTCGTTCATAACTTCTGGAGGCATTTGTCCGTCTTCTAGTTGTGGTAAAGGTTGACCCATAGCTTGTTCTATTTGTTGTCTATATAACATAGACTGGTGTTCTTGTATATTTGCACCTATGGATTGAATCGCTATAGGATTTTGTTGTACCATAGGATTTTGCATAAACGAAGAATGAGCTTGTATGTACGCTTCATGATTTTGGAACGGATAAGCTTTTATAGGATTACCTGTCATTGCTGATTGTTGTTCACTAATAGGGTCACGTGGTGGTACTTCTTGTTCTGGAGGTAATAATGAGTCTATATCTTTAATATTCAAAGCTATATACATTTTTCGGTAAGAAGCTCTTAAATCATGTAAATCAGGTGCTGCTTGTGCCATTTGTAGCTGTGTTTGAGCTAAAGTAATTCTTTGGGTCATACTGAAAATATTTGGGTCACTTACAGGAATAACATCTACAGAATTATCAAAATCTTGTTTAAATACGTTTTCTGAGCCACCTTGTACTTGATAGGGATATTCAGCAGGTAAAAACTCACCAAACACTCTTTTTAATATTTTAAACTCAGTTCTTTGTGCGTAATGTAGTCTTTTATGGATTGCGGACATAACTCTTTGTCCTTTTTCCATCAAAGCGACTGTTGTCCCTACAGGAGCTTCAGAGTTACCATCCCCTGTTGGGTTTTCTACAGTAGCCGCAAATCTTTTACCAGAATCAACTAATGCTCCTAATAACGTAGCTAAAGTACCGCTTGGTTCTTTATAAGGTAGCGGAAGGAAAGCATCTTGTAATCTTCCTCCTGGAGCGTCTACATCTCTCCATTCTCCTGGTTGTAATGGGTCATCATGACGTTGAATATTTAAACCTCGTGATTTAAACCCTGCTGGAAGGTTAGAAAGTGTTCCTGCGTCTATTAATTGGCGTAAAATAGCTGTAACTGACTTAGTTAAGCCGCCCATCATGTGAATTAAGCCAAAACCGTAAAAACCTAGTCCTGGAAGAAATTTATAGTGCGTAAAATGCTCTATTTTCTTCTTCATGGGGTCATTTTCTTTGTAATTTTGCCTAATTGCGAGAACTTTGTTGTTATCTTTGCAAATAGTTACTACATAAGGCAATGCTACACCTGTTTCTTCTCCATTTTCGTCTGTATCTTGGTATCCTTCTAAATCTAGGTCGACATGCATCTCTAAAAGAGTAAATTCTTCATCACTTATAGTTCTAGTTAGTCCTTGAAGTTCTTCAATCTTATCATCTACTTCAGTATTGTCTACTCCGCCTCCTGGACTCATCATTTCGGTGTCTTTATAGAAACCAGACAGCTGTAGTTTACGTAATTCGTTTTCATTCATGTGAATTACGTGTGTAATTCTAGGAGAAGTTAATAAATCTACTGCGTAATAAGGAACAACTAAGTCTTCTGATTTAACAAAACGTGCTACTGCACGTCCGAAAGAAGGGTCATAGTAAATCTTTTTAAATGCTGAACCTGATAACGGTAAATAAAATAAAAGCTGGTCCATTTCTGGGTCATACTCTTCCATTTTATAAGTTATTTGATAATTCATGAAGTTTTTAACACGATTTGCTTTTTCTAATTTAGCATCATCAGTCATTCCTAAAACTTCTGTATCGACAGGTCCACCTGCGGGTAGCATTTCTTTGTATGCTTGTGCTTGGAATTGAGTTACGGCTTCTGCGAGTATCGGGTGATGAACTCCTGAAGCACCAACAAAAGGTTGTGACCTAGAATCGGAATTTATTCCTAATAAATCTAATCCTTCGGTGTATGTTGTGAACCAATCATTTCTAGAATCTAAATCATCTTCAAAAGAGCCGACTAATTCTGTAGCTATTGTGCTTAATTCGTTGTCTTCTAATTGCTCTGCTAAGTTTTCTCCAAACTTAGAAGGCGTCTCGTCTTCCATGTCGCTTCCACGAATAATAGAACCGTCAGGTTGAACAAAAAGTTCAGTTTCTTCTTCAGGTTGTTCCATGATTTCAAGTTCAACTGCTTCTTGATTATTAGGAACTGCCGAAATTGCTTGTTTTTCAATAGCCATGTTGATAAATCATAGTATGATTTTGATTAATAATAAACCCTTTCCCCATCATAATACTCTTCTTCCTCAAAATAGTCACTCGTTAATTGTAAAAAACCACCTTCTCTAAACCTAGCTAACGCTAATGTTGTAGCATCAACAAGGTCATCATTCTCACCTGAAGGGAAGTCAGAAACTTCTTCCATAAGTTCTTCACCGAAACGATTATCAGGAACCCAAACGCGTCCGTCTTGAAAAATAGGTGATACAGAATTTAATCTTGCGATTTTATCTTGACCTTTTCCTGGACTAAAAGTATTTACAGGAATACCTACTCTACGTAATTCTTGTACTAGAGGTATACCACTAGCTTTCGTTTCAATAATTACTGTATCAGGAGTCCAATACTCATACAAACGTAGTGCTTCATTTTTTAATTCAGGAAAATCAAAACGTTCTTTTATACAATCTATCAAAATTAAATGTGCTTCATTCCCGTGGTATATTTCTTCACCTATCTTTCCATCAGGATACCAAACACCCCAAGTTGTTATAGCCGTGAAGTCAGCTCTTTCTGATTTTAAAAACGCTGTATCATAACTTTGAATTATGTAATCACATTTCGGTGGTGTGTTTTCTTCCCAAACCATAAACCATTCTTTAGGTATAATCGAAATACCTTCTCCTGTTGGTCTTTGCATGTATTGAGCCGCCCACTTAGACGGACTAACGGAAGCTTTAATACTTTCAAGTTCAGGCAGTTTCCAAAATTCTTTCCAAAGAGGTTTACCGCTAGGTAATATAGCAGGGAACTCAATAATCTCCCATTGGTCAGAGCCTTCGTCTTGTGCCATTTTCCTAGTTAATCTACCTGTTAAATCTTTTTTATTCCAACGGGTCATAACGATAACGATTGCACCTCCTGGTTGTAACCTTTGACGAGGACCCGACATAAACCATTCGTAAGCTTCGTCCATGGCTTTATCGGACATAGCGTCTTGTTCAGAATGTGGGTCATCAATAATAAACAAATCAGCACCCCTTCCTGCTAATGCACCACCAATACCTGCCGCGTAATATTCTCCGCCTTTATTAGTTAACCATTTACCAGCAGAACGGCTATCTGCTTTTAGTTCTGTATCGGGAAACAGTTCTCTGTATTCTTCTCCGTCAATTAAATCCCTAACTTTTCTACCAAAGTTAACTGCAAGGTCAGCGGTGTGGGTAGCTTCTATAATTTTTAGTTTAGGGTTTTTACCTAATAAATAGGCAGGAAACAAATGAGACGCAAACTCAGATTTTGTATGTCTAGGAGGCATATTAATAATTAAACGTTTTAACTTACCACTAGCAATGTCGTCAAAAGCTTTAGCCATTTTTACATGATGGTCGCCATTTATAAACTCAGACCAAATAGCTTTAACAAAATGCATAAAGGTACTTGTTGATTCTTCTTGAAACTCACGTTTAGTTAATTCTTCTAATAAAACAGTAAACTCTTTAGCTTCTGCTTTATCTAAATGTGATAGGTCTATGTTTTTTAAAGCTTTTAGCTTATCAGCATTAGAGGTCATTTAATAATGTTCTTATAAAATCATCAAGTTGGTCATACGGTATTTCGTCTACTATTTCTAAATTACTTGGGTCTAATGATAACATAGTGCTTCGTTCTCCTTTCATTCCTCTTGGCGGAAAACGTAATGCATCGTATCCTTGTCCTGTAAAAATATCTGCAAATTCTTTATCTATTCCAGAAGGTGTTTTACCTCCTGTCATAGGGCTTCCTCGTAATACAGTGTTTATATCAAAATCTAGTTTTTTAGCTCCGCCCCTACTAGGACGTCCTCTATACATTTCTATGTCTTGTAATGTTTTTAACATATCATCAGGCATATCGTTTATATCTAAAGGTTTTTTGAAGTTAGGTTTTAAAACATATCCTGAACCTTCGGCTCCTCTACTTTTTAAACCTTTAGCAAATTGTTTAAATCGAGGGTCTGCAGGGTCTACTGTAGAAAATATACCTCCTGTAGAAACGTTTGTGTTTCCTGTTGGGAGTTCTAAACTTTTAATTCCTTTGTTTTGACTTCCATGAAATAATTGTTTTAACTCAGGGTATTGTCCTGAGAATGCGTCTTGTATTAAAGTAGGGTCTTGTTGTGTGCTATAACGTAAATCAGGACCTGTTTCTAATTTTAATTCTTTTAATTTTTTAGAGTCTGTTAAAAGATCGGTATAACCAGAACCATAAGTGTATCTGTCAGGAAAATTTTTCCCTGTGAACTGAATACTTCCTGGAAAATTAGGATTTGGGTTATTAGTAGTGTACTCTCCTCGTAAAAACGCTTTATCAAAATCTAAAGCTTCGTCATCCATACTTCTTCGGTCGTATAAAACAGGAGGTATTTCTGTCGGACCTTTTCTTGATTTTATATAATCGTCTTGCATGTCTCGTAGCATAGATTTAGGTATCGTTGGAGAAGAACTAAGGTTTAATTCTTGTTGTACTACTTTCGGTGTTTCTTTAGGAGTTACTTTTGGTTCTAGATTCGGGGTAGCTTTTTCTTTAGCTATCATTTCGTCAAGTTGTCTTTGTGCTTTTTGATGTTTTTTCCTAGCTCGTTCTGCAGCTTCTTGTGCCGCATTCCCATCACCAGAGCCCATATTTCTTAGTTCACGTTGTTCGTTAAATTTTTCTTGTTTAATTTTTGCTTGTAACTTTTCAGCTTTACGCATAAGTGCTGACCCAGGAATAAAAGGCAACATACTTGCTCCCATCATTATCCCACCCATCATAGGATTACCTTCGTCTACCATGAACTTACCTTCACGTAATCCTTGTACGTCACCGAATCCTGGAATAAATTCAGACATAAACGTCATGTTTTCCGCTAATCGTTGTGCACGATAGTTATCTGATATAAGACCTTTATCTAATAGAAAATTAGCAATAGCTTGTTGTTGGTTTTCCAACGGTGAGGGTTCGTATGCTTCTATCGTTCCATTAGCCATGTGCCAAGTATATGCTAAACGCTGACCATTTGAAAAGAAAAGTGATTAAATAAAAGTAAAGGAGAAAAGCTTATGAGTGGAGTTCTTGGTTCGCGGGTGGTTTTTTGCGAATAGCTTTCTTTTTATGTTTAAAAATTTTATCAAAGTTCTCGTTGAACTTGTCTTGGTCCATGGGTCTTGGTCTACTGCCTTTGCCACCGTGCCATTGTCTATTCTTCATCGTTATCGTATTCTTTATAATACTCAACAATAGATAGGATGTTTTTAGTATATCTAGTTATTTCAGCCATGTTCATCGATAAATTTTCATACTGGGGTGTGGTTAACGCATAGTAGGCAACCGCAGGAGCTTTACCTTCTTCAACGAGTTGTAGGTATTCTGCCATAATTTCTGGAGTAAGGACTTTCCATTCAACATCAACGGCTTGTATTTCTAACGGCAGTGGTGGGTGATACATGGGTGCGGGTAATGCTATAGTATTTACTTCTACGGGTTTAGTTGGTATTAGTGAACAACCACTGACCGCGATTAATAAACTAATACTAATTAGTAGTTGTTTCATCTTCTTTTACCGTAGTTATATCAACAAGATTATTCATTACTTGTTTTGTACCTTTATTAACAATCTTTTCTACTAATCCTGGTTTGTTTAATGCGAGGTTATCTAAATCGTGCTTAGCAAATGTTTGTCTTAGTTTATTGACTTCACGAAGTGCGTTTTGTTTTTCGGTTTCTAACAAACCAAGGTCCGTGGATAGTTGTTCTTGTTTAGCTAGGTATTGTTTAATTGAGTCATTTTGTTCGGTTATTTTACTTTCAAGAACTATTTGATTAGCTTTAGATTGCGATAATTGGTCGAACAGGTATTTAGAACCTGCCAAAGAAGCTACCAATAAAGCTCCAAGAACCAAACTTATTTTAAAACCCATTATGTTTTTGTTGTGTATCTATTCATTAAAAAGTCTTTAAAACTATTTGGTAGTGCTTGGTGTTGGTCTTTGTACTTAGCTATATCAGGGATTAGGTCTTGTGCAAACGGAGAAAAAGTTTCGGAACCCATGATACTCTTCATGTTTTTAGGGTCATTAAATAGTTGTATAAAATCAGAAAACTCTGTTTCCATTGCTTCTGGGTTTATTTTAGAATCAACATTAGCGTCGTACCCGTCACCGAAGAAGCTGTATGGGTTTTTCTTATACTCTTTTTTATAAATATAATCAGGGGAGAAAGATTTTCTATCTGATTTTCGTATTTCTTCTAAAGCATCAAAACGGTCTTGTTCATTCAGTTCTGATAATAACTCATTAAGTCTGCTTGGCTCTTTAGGTTTTGGTGCTTCCGACATAACTAAAGGACCCGCAAACATGCCTTCAGGTTTTTGAACATTGAATTTTGGAGCGTCTGTGAGTATATCTAATATGCCTGCCATCTTGAAAGTATATTCGAAAAAATTTTTTCTCGCAAAATTTTTATCATAGGGACTTATTCATAAACTAGTTGCAAAAGAGGATGCAAGTCCAGGGGCGGGCGGGTGGGTCCCAGCGAGTAAGCGAAAAAGGGGGTATAGGGGTCGCGAATACGCGAGTAGCGGAGCAGATAGAGTAGACGAATAAGAGAGGAAGACAGGCAAAGAAAAGCCCACCGCGATGCAGTGGGCTCGTCAGTCAGTAGCTGTTAAGCTACTGTGATGAAGTCAGACTTGATTAGCCTGTTCTTGTAGAACTGCCAGATCTTGGCAGGGGTCTGGACTGTATTGAACTCAGCTACTTTGTCAAGTGCTGAATTTAATCCTGCAACGTCCTCACCTATTAGCTGTTCAACAGTCAGACTGTTGCCCTCAGCCCTAGCAAGTGCGGATAGGATGCACTGTGCCTGATGAGGTAGCTTGTTAGCGTTAGCAACAGTATTCAAAGTGATGACTGAAGACTTATCAAATCTTCTTCCATTACCTTGCACTTTAAATGAAGTGAAGTTATTAGTTGCTTTCTTTTCTATAGTTTTGTTTTTCATAGTATTTCTCCTTTCTTGAAAAACCACCCAGCTTAATTGCTGAACTTACATATATCATACTGCTTTACTTTGCGAATGTATACCAAAGAACTAAACTTATTTACTTTTATTTTATGCACTAATAATGGACAGATTACAGGGGACAACGAACAATGGAAGAAGAGACGAAGAGACAAAGAGAACAGTGTATGGGTAAGGGAACGTGGTCAGTGTATAGAGTAGAGTAGAGTGATTGATAGAGTAGAGTAGTAGAGCAAACGATAGAGTGAGCTCAATCCTTTTTGGTAAACTCACCTTCGATGACGTTCGAATCACTTGCTCGTCTCTTGATCATCTCTTCAAGTCGAGTAAGTATGTCGTCTTTGGACATCATGTCAATCTTCGCGGTAAGTATCTCGCGTCTATCAATGTAGAGTCCACCAGCTTTGCCTCGATGGACCTCTGCTGTGATAGCTGCGGATATCTGACCTTGTTCTTTTGCCTCCTCCCGTAGTTCGTGGAGAGTGGACAAATGATTCTCTAGGGAAACTGCGTCCTTCTCAGAGGCTGAGATTTCCAAGTCTATGAGGTAGTTTCGTACAACAGGGTTATGATTTAGTAATACACTGCCTTGTGTCTTCGCACCCTTCCTGTCTTTGGTATACCCTGCTTTGACAGCAGCTTCAGTGGCTGTTTGTCCTTTGAAATACTCTTTACAAAACAGTTTTTGTTTAGAGTTGAGCGGTTGCCAAGTCTTACCCTTGTCATCAATGAAAGCTTTACCATCTTCGGTCGGCATTAATGAGGTGTATGTTAGCTGTTTCATTCGTATCTCCTGGGTTTGCATAATGTTATTAATATATTATTGTAAAACAATATTATTATATACTTTTCTCATGCCCTCTAGGTATCTTACCATACATTTGTAATAACTAATAGAAAATCTATTACTTTTGATACTCACAACAATCCACTGACCAAGAGCCTTGTAGCTTGATTCTATTAGTATATTAGTGATATTAGCCAATCAAGAGAATTATTTTCAAAAACTTTTTTCTTTTACCAGATAACAATACAATAGAATAATAGGGCAATAAAAAACCCCGCCGAAGCAGGGTCAAAGAACAATTCATCGAGGAGCTTTTAGGGGTGATGAATTTCTCTTTATAAAGTTAAGCCTCTACGATTGGCTACAGACTCAATCATCTCTTTATAGAAGTCAGGCTTCGCATCAACATACTGAGACTTCAGCTGTTTGTCAGTCCACTCGTCCATATTACAAGGTAAAGTGTTCTTGACACGTTCGTAAAAATCGCCTTCAGGCTCTTTCAAATATTTAGTATTCATAAATTTCTCCTTTCTTATTTATTACTATATATATTATAGCAAACAGCAATCTCATTTAATACCAGCAGAGCATTACTGCACCACGTGAACCTGCCACATGTAACAAAGTAGCGAGGTCTTTTAGTTCTTTATACTCATACTCAGCATTCTCATCGTACCAAGGATGTGGTATCGATATAGTCTCTCCTGGTTTGAACGCTGACAAACCCACCTCAATCTGCTTAGCTTGTTCTTTAAGTTCATCAGCAGTTATGTGAGCGTCTTCGTCATCATAAGGATGCCATATACCTTCTGTTCCCATAACTTTATCAACAAAAGGTTCATATACTTTGCCTCTAAACGAACCGTCGCTACCGCCACCGCTGAGCATACCTCCACATAATTGGACATCTTTTATTTCTTCTGCGTCCTCGTGAGTAAATGGTTTGTCACGGTCGTTGCCGTGTACTAAATAACAATCAAGACCCATGAGATACCTCCCTGTTCGGGATAAGAAACTTCAACTCTTCAGGTACTTTTTCTTCTTCATCCATAATAGATTTCCATATATACTCTAACTCGTAATCTCTTTTTTCTACAAGTTTATCCATACGCTTATCATATTTTTCATAGGTTTTATCGTAAACGTCTCTAAGCCTCATTACTTCTTTCAAAACAGGGTTTTCGTTTCGGTGTACTTCTCGTAGTTTTTTAGCTAGCATCCCTACCTCCTGTCGTTTTACTTTTCATCCACTCACTAGCAACATCGATAGACTCACGTCTACCTAACTCAGGATGAACTTCTCGTAGTTTTGCAGGTGCTCCGAACATATTCATCTGTCCTGACTCTTGCATAAGGTCTAGCATAACAAAGTATGGTAAATACTCTTTTTGTTTATCAGTTAGATTCATATTAGCCCTCCATTTGTGAAATACGTGCAGGTATCACAACTGTCATATTACAGTCGTTACAACACCTACCGTCATTAACAGGCTCAGCATTGTTGCCGCCTTCCCATACAACCTCACCTGCGTCATTACGCAAAGGCTCGATATGTCCGTCGCAAATACTACATCTGCGGTCATCTAAATTCGTAACATTATTCATAGTTATCTCCCGATACTCTTAGTATCATTAATAGTTATATATTGGTATGCACCTTTATTGTAAGCAGGTGCAGTCTGCTTTTTGCGGCTTTCCGCTAACTGGTTAGCTGCGGCTTCACCACATGCTAAACAAGTCACATAACCTAAGGACAATCTGCCCTCGGGTATCTGTTCATTACATACTCTACAAGTCATAATTTCTCCTTTCTAATAGTTTGATTAACTTACCCTTATAGTATATAAAAGAGCAACGCCAATGTAACCTAGCTTACGAGTCGCCATCTTTCTTGAATAAACCATTTTCGAGTTTACCACTACGGTCTTTTATCTCGTCCCATGCAGCATCCATACACTCTTCTAATGTCATATTACATTGTGCTGCTAATACTATCAAACACACTATGCAGTCTCCTATACCGTCGCGTAATTCATCGATATCATCGTAGAGTAGAGCTCTAGCGGTTTCACCAACTTCTTCTAATAGTTTTATCATTTGTTTATCGGGTAATGGTAGAGGACCATTCTCGTTTATAAGTCCACGTTCTTCAGCCCACTCTTCGACTCTACTAATAGGTTGCCATCGACAACCTACACCTCGTCTAAATGGTAGTTTAGATGTCGGTCTTCCGTGACTAATATGTTCATTTTGATAATATTCAGTTTTAGTTTTATATTTAAGTAAACTCATTTTCTCTTCTAGTTTCATACATGTCCTCTAAATAAATAAAATAATGCACGTAATCGCCACTCGGATAAATGACGTAAATGCGGTGGTATTTTAATTCTATCTATAACTTTACCCATCATCTTCCTCCTTTAATTTTTTAAGTTCATCGTACCAATGATTTTCTATATTAGCGTGTATAGTTTCCCAAGTTATTCCATAATTAGCATCATGGTTATCTTGTACCGAATATAAAACTTCCATACAATCATCTTCTGTATATTTTAGTTGTGGAAACCATTCATCTAATTGCTGTTTTACGTCTTCGATAGACCATACTATGGCTATAGAGTTCATGCTGTTATAACCGTTGCCGTAATGAAATTTATTTGCCATTAGTTTGCCTCCTGTAAGGGTGCACCCCACTCATCGTGAGGCTCTGCAGGTGCAGGGTCAGCAAAATGCTGGTCACACCATATGTTAAAAAAGTATTCTACATCACTATGTTTGATAGACTGATAGGGCTCGTAAACTCGGTGATAGTCATGTATAACCTCAACTACCCAGTCATAAGCTTCTAACACTGTTTCTTCACCTAGTTGGTGACCCCACCTATCTACGACTAAGTCGCTGATATGCGGTAGTGTTTGCTGTTTAATCTCTTGTAGACTTAACATCACGTATCTCGGTAGTAGGGATAAGTCCAGAAATAGCACTCATGACGTTTTTGTCATTCTCAGCTATAAGGACTCTAGTTTCTAGTTCTTTTATACGTTTAGCTAGGAACTCGTTAGCTTCTAACTGTCCTTGCATAAACTCCTGAACACTGCGTTGAGTGTCTATAATACCTTCGATAGAGTCAACTATCTTAAGTAAATTTTCTTCTAGGTTTTTCATATATTTCTCCTTTCTTAGTTATGAAATTTGTAAAAGCGAGGGAACAATGTGCATCGCAGGAGCGACCTGCGTTGACTATTTGATTACACACGCTAGTCAAGTTTGTTCTGGTGTAACCCTCTTTTCCATATGGAACTTTTGAAATAGGTGTGTGACTAGTGCATGTTGGTTTAGTTCTCATTTACTTTTAACCTAACCTCTCTTTTAGGAGGATTTCATAAGGTTCAATCCTAGTCACACGTTTGCCTAATAACGATAAACTATAAAAACCGTTACTGGGACTTCCGAAAATGTTCTTGTATAGTTTTAACATAAGTATATTATATAGTGCAGCATACGATTATAAACCAGCCCTATAATACACGATCAATGTACATTATTTTCATTATTAGAAATAGTAGCAGCCTCTGGTTTATGGTCAGAGTCGTACCAGTGAAGTGTTGGTTTAATTAAACCTGCTGTATCTGGTTTATATTTATGCCAATACTCTATATATTTCAAAGATATATCAGATAACAACTCGTTTAAAGGTCGTGTATCGTTCTTAAACAAAGCTAAAAACTCCTTCAAATTCGGAGACTTACCTTCGTCTTGTGCTTCATCTATAAAAGTAATCATCTCTACGTCAACATCTGTTAACGAGTTAAAAAACTCTACAAGAGTGTGCGTTTCCGCCATTAATTCTTTAAGTGTCATCTTTTACATCTCCTTCATTAATAACGAACTGACAATCATCACCGTAATCAGTACCTGTGTAGACGGTTGTAATACCGTCCTCTTCGTTTGTAACAACGTGGTTTGGTTTTTGAATATCAGGTAAACAAATAGCATCCATAACTTCACTTTTAGTTAATTGCCTATTGGAAGTTATTGTGAAATTTCTAACGTCAACAGAATGCTCAGTTGCGTAATAAATATATCGTTCATTTTTCATAATAGTCCCCTAGTCTAGTAAAACCATGTAAGCTTCAGGTTCGTTGACTCTAAACCAGTCAAGACCTTCACGTACATCGTCATATAGCCTCATTGCTTCACTACCTTTGATCATATCGTAGACCGCTACGGCATCGGGTTGTAGTGTGACCTTCTCGCCAGTGTATGGGTTAGCCACATCGACTGGTTCTTTATCAAGTATTTGTAAGCCCTTCGGCATAGTTCTAGTTGTCATAACATTTCTCCTTTCTTTAATAGTTATACTTATAGTTTATATACGAAAAACCGCAAAGTAAACTACTAGCAGAGACCACGCAACTATCAGTATAACCACGTCATCTTTGTTCATCTTTATCTCCCATCAACTGTTCAAGAGCATCATAAACACCGTTTATAAAGTCTGTTTCTAATGAATAATGGTACGATGTGTCTGCTGTCACATGAGGGTATATCGCTTTTGCGAGGGTGGTCACGTTTGTTTTAAAAGTCGTGCCGTCTTTTTTCTGTATTTCTATTTGCATAGTTTTTCCTTAAAAAGTAGGTGCACAAGTTTCCCTGTACACCTAATTAAATTACGCTTTCGCGAAATAGCCTTCGTCAACGAGTCTTTTCGCATAGAACCTAAAGATTCTTAACGGGTCTTGACCAGTTGTTAAAGTACCTTTTTTCACAGCCAACGAAACCAAGTCCTGTGCTGTAAAACTAGCTGAGTCAAGCTCAGTTTTTTTACATTCATTCACAGTAGTAATTAACGCATTCATTTGCGGTGTTTTACCTTCTGGTTGTTTACCAGTGAACTTGTATACAGTTCTTGCTGAACCTTTACCTGCTTTCGTAGGTCTAGGCACGGCTGTCACTTTAGCTTTGCTCAAAGGCTTTGCAGCTACTTTCGTAGTTGCGATTGGTGCTCTCTTTTTAGAGGGCGTAGATGTTGCAGTTTGCATATCTTTCTCCTTTCTTTTAGTTAATAAACTCTACCTTGCGGCAGAACCAGTTTCTAGTATGCCTTCGAATAACGCGAAAGTAAACCAGTATACGATAGGCATTTAATGTAGCTTATCTTCAGAAAACTTTACCAAGTCATTTTCTTCTAGGTAGTTTTTCCAAAACATTAATATAAGTGAAGGGTCTGTCACACCCTTCAACTCCTGACAACCTTGTTCGATCATGGTATCAGACACTAATCGAGCCAACTCATCGTTAGCTGACTCAAAAAGTGAAGCCCAAACAAGACCTAAGACATCAGCGTCTATTTTGTACTGTTTAGGATTTTCCATTAAGCTGCCCTCTGTATAGCAAGTTCTAAAGCCTTGCTTTTACGATTGGCTGCTGCACCAAACCATGCACTATGTAGAGCATTACCTTCGGTTTGCGACTCACGTAAATGGTCTTCGACATAAGTAACTGCATTTAGTGCACCCCACCACGTACCTCTAGCAGACTTCAAGTTTGCACCTGGACTCTGTTCTAGAGCATCCATTACTAATGAAGGAAACTTATTAAGCTTCTCTTTTAGTGGCTCTTGTATACCTATAGTCTTACCTTCTGAACGTAATAATTGTTCTTTACGATACTCGGCAATCATCAAAGGCTGATATATCTCACCTACATAGTCGAGCACGTCAGAGTGCTTAGCTTTAGATTTAGATAGTAGAGTAGAGTTATTTCTAAACTCGGTCATAGCTGTCGCAGATAGACCTAAGGCATCTTCTGCAGCTTGTATAACGTCATCACCGAACTCTTTAACATGTGGCATACGGAATGAGGCTGTATTATTCATACCTAAAGCCATTGTAAGCGTGTTATTACACACAACTCTTATAGGCGTTAGTTTGATAGTCATAGACCTGCCAACTATATGCGGTTGATTAATAAGAAGATAGCCTTTCACAAGGTCGTCTCCCGCTAGTTCGAAGTCTTCTGAGATTTTAGCTAAACCCCATATTTCTCCACCATCTTTTAAACTACCTGCGGTTTCCATGGTCATATGACCAGCTTCCGTAAAGCGTTTAAAGAATTTGAACACGTCCTCGTTTTGAATAGGGACGTAGTCTCTACCGCAATGAGATAGTATTCTGTTATCAGAATCACGAACGATGTGAAAAGTATTCTCCGCTTGGATTATACCTACATCTTCGCTCCATTCGGGGGCGTCTAGCGTGTAACTAGGACGTTTACTAACAGTCCAGTCTAGCTGTGCAGCCTCCTGCATTTGCAATGGGGTGAGGTTAGCGTCTACTTCAACACCTAATCCGTGCCAAGGTTTGTCACCTGCCCAAGCCATTGTTTCTACTTGATGTGCCATATATTTCTCCTTTCTAAGTTAATGACAGTAGCTTAATTACTACTAGGGTCATTATACGTACCAAAGTTACGAAAGTAAAGCAGTAGTAAGAGCGTCCCAATCGTAAGGCATTGTAAGTGTTAGTAGAGCGTCAGAACTATAACCACCTTTCACTAAATCTTTTATTCCTGTGAGGCTGTCGATATGGTAGAGTTTGATTTCTCCGTTTTTCCTAGCCATAACAAAAACTTGTCCTCCATGAGAGGCACGTTTAGCTAACCAAGAGATTTGCATTGGTCGTAGAGTAAGTTTATTACCTGAATGTATTTCTTTTAGTTCTATCCAGAACTCTTTGCCTTTACCACAACCATTAACATCAGGAACACCTGCTCCTGTCATCCCAGTTTCAATCCTCTGTAGATGTATCTGTGTTAGGTTGGTTCTTAACAAGAGCCATAAATTTTTTTCTTTTGCCATGTCCTCTCCTACCGAAACCTTTATCTATCATAATTTGCTCGTGAGCTTTTTGTTTTCTTAACTCATGGTAGCCTACCTCAGAAACATAAGCTGTTCCATCAGAGTATTTTGCTATAGGTAATTCTTCGGATATTATTTTGTCTATGTTTTGTGGGTCTTCCCAAACTGCATTACTAGGAGCAAACTCTAATACATCTAATAAAGGTTGTGGCAAAAGTACACCACCTTGCATCCATTCACTAGTTGTTTTATGACCATCATCACGTAACCCTTTCGTTATTGATTTTATACTAAAGTCTGATCGATTTGTCTCATATGCTGTTTGTGTTCGACATTCTTTAGAACAATAAACAGATGACTTATGTTTTTCATATTGAAACTCTTTTTCACATCGAACACAAACACAAGTCTTTTGTTCATTTACAAAACTACCTCGTGATTTTTTAATCGATAAAGCATTACATTCTTTACTACAGTATTTTGTTTTTCGTGGAGGAAGATTTTTTTCACATTCAGCACAATGACCTCTTTCGGTAATTTGGTATTCCTGGTTTGTTATTTCATATAATTTACCCATATAAATAGGGTAAAGGAGAAAAACGCCAAAGTAAACTACTATATAGAGTAAAAAGCCTCCAGAACACCCTTAAAGTAGAGCAGATAGCGTATAAGCTAATCTAAGCGTGTTTTAGAGACTCTTTATACGTCTTAAACTAAACCCTCGACTTAACCCTGTTCGTTTAACCTGTGGCGTCTGGTAAAGCCGATTTTTTAGAAAACCTACTTTTTTCTAGCTTACCAGTCCCATCCTGTATGTGGAGCAACTTTTTGGTTATCTGACGCTAATTTAATTTCACGGTCGTTTAACCAGTCATTAAATGCTCTTTGTGTTTGGTCAACATCTGAGTAGAGTTGTTTAAATTCTGACCATTTATTACGGGCAACATGTACACCATAATAATAATCACCGTCACCAAGTTTACAACGTGTGATTATTTGCCACATACGTTGTTTAGTAACGTCATATTCTTTTCCTAACTGTTCTAATGTAGTTTCTGAAGTATTCCATTTATCATACATATCTCTGTATCTAATGGAGTTTTCTTTTGCTTTTTGTTGTGAGATACCTTTCATGTTTTTATTTCCTTTGTTTCGCCCCATGACGTTCCTAGTTCTTGATCGACTAATAGGGGAACAGCAAGTTCTACACAGTTCTCCATTATTCTTGTTACTGTGTTGGCTTGTTCTGTGTTCTCTATTGATATATCGACCTCATCGTGAACCTGTAGGTGAGGAACTATTCCTTCCTCCCAAAGACCTATCATTGCTAACTTAGTCATGTCAGCAGCTGAGCCTTGTATTAAACGATTTAGAGCCTTGTAAGTATACGACCGTTTAAGGTCACCACCATATTTTTCTTTAGCCTCCTCTAGAGGTAGAGGTAGAGTACGTTCATATCTGCTTTCCCACAAATCGAAACGACAACGTCTACCTGCAAATGTTTTAATATAACCACGTTCCATAGCTACTCGTGCACACTGGTCTTGTAGAGCCCGAATAAAAGGAACTTTAGCGTGATACTGTTGAAACAATGTCTCAGCTTCTGTATCATCTAAACCAAGTTCTTTAATAAGTTTTTCTTTACCCATTCCATAACTCAAACCTAGGTTTATCGTCTTAGCTTGTTTACGTGGTATGTTAGCCATGTCTGCAACAATCTGATGGAAGTCTGCATTATCGTTAGTGTATAAAGACACTGCATCTTTTGCTCCCGTGAGATTCATTTGGTTAGCGTAATGTACGGTTAGTCTAGGTTCTTGTTGAGAATAATCAAACACACCCCACTGACAACCTTCTTCTGGAATAAACAAAGAACGTATCAGATTACCTATCTCTGGGTCACGTGCAGGAACTTGTTGTAGGTTTGGATTACTATAACTAAACCTACCGCTGACAGTACCGCCACGGTCGTTACGCATAGGATGTGCTTCTGCATGAATCCTACCGTTAAACGCGTGTTCCATAATCATCTTATCTATAAACGTAGTCCTAGCTTTATTTAACTTTCGAGCTCTAACAATTAACTGAGGAAGTTCATGGTCGTGTCCTTCTAACCAGTCTTTTTGGAAACTAGCCATACCTTTTGCTGTACGAGGAAACCATAATTTATTCTTTTCAAAAATACTCTGTAGAGAAGCATTAGCCCATAGGTTTACATCACTACCATACTTACGCTTAATCTCTATTTGTATCTTTTGTTCTTCAGTAGATAACTTTTTACTGACTTTCTCAGCTTTTTCTTCATCTACTCTAACACCTCTCCATCTCATTTCTAATAGTAGAGGGATTAGTTTAGATTCCATCTCTAGTATCTTTTCTAAGCCTTGCTCAGCTATTTCTAGTTTAAGTTTATTCCACAACTTTAAAGTTAATGCTGCATCTTGTTCGCCATAAGGTCCAACATATTTAGCATGTAGTTTATACATCTCTGACTTAGGGTTAACACCAAAAGCTAGAGCTGCATCTTGTAATAAAGACTCATCTTTTTTCTCGTCACAATAAGCAACACCTAAGTTGTCTAATGAATAAGAAAACCTATTCTCGTTAATCAAGGGAGCAGCAACGATAGTATCTAGTATATTACCTTTGACTATAATGCCTTCTCTCCTTAACCAACCTACATCGTAGAGTGCGTTATGAAACACTACATCTCGTTTTGTAGAACTAAGTAGTTTTGTTAACCATCGTATAACAATACCTTCGTCTAAATTACCACCACCACCGTGACGGATAGGAAAATAACCTTTCCAGTTCTCTGTTGCTACTCCGAAACCTACCACATGACCACGACCTGTAGCCCATCCTGGACCACAAGTCGTAAGGTGTGGGTCATAGGTCTCTAAGTCTATAGCCACTGTTTCTGTCTCAGAAAACTGAGGAAAAACATCGGGCACAGTCCAAGAACTTTCGGGAGCAAACATAGAACCTTGTAAAATCATTTTTTCTTTTTAACCCTCACAACCTTTACTTTTGGTTTAACAGCTTTTTTCTTCGGTGCATTACCACCGACCCAAGCTTCGTTTACATCAGGAGTAGATTTATCGTCTGCTACGTATGTACCTTTCTTAGTTCTAGCACGTTTAGGTTTTATTGCAACTTTAGGTTTGTTAGGGATAACTTTACCTTGTGTAATTGCCTCATCTAACGATGTTAGAGTAACTGTTGCATCTTCAACAGCTTTATTGATTACTTTAGCTTTAGCAACTTCATCTACCTCTTTTGGTAGAGGAGTTATAAATTTTACAAAATTTGACCACCAACCCATATCAGTCCTCCTCTCTGCCGTCTTCTGCAGAGTAATTTACATCTTCAGCTTCTTCAAAAGCAGCATCCACTGTCTTTTCAGTATTAGCCATGATGTGTTCTTCAGTTAATAATAAATACCTACGTAAGTCTCTAATGTCATCGAGTAGACCAGCTTCGCCTTTATAGACTTCACCCGCCTCGAATACATCCCAACCATGCTTTTGTGCTTGGTGCTCGATTCTATCGAACTTACGTGCTAACATCATAAAAGCACCAACACCTCCACGACGTTTCCAAGAATCGCCATACGACGTTTCGGCTCGTTTAAGAGCTTCTAAATCGTTTTGAGCAGACTCTTTCATATTTTCCCATTTACTCATAAGTTTTCTCCTTTCTCCGCTTTATTAATATATGACTTTTCTCTCTTGCGGACCCAGTCAAGACAAGCCGTTCTCCAATCAGAAGCTTTTATTAAACCTATTCTGTCATAGGCTTCTTCAAAATTTTTCATTTTATATTCTTTATACACTTGTAACATAGGAACAGCTATATCAGCAAACGCAGGGTTTTCCCAACTGTCTGTAAAAGAGTCTATGTCCATAGGATGTAGATTAAAAAATCTATTAAGTTCCCAATCTAACACGCTTGTGTCATGGAACAATAAGCTGGGTTTATAATCCTCTAGAGTATCATAAGGATTCTTTATATCTCTATAAGTGTATACGTCTATTTCCATACCTTTAACTTTGTCCCAAACATCGTTTAAATAGATATGAAAACTATCACTAACTTGTCTATAAACACCTACTTCTACTCCTATAGCTGATGCCATGTACTCTTGTAATACTGACATATGTACTACGTTAGCACCATAAGCACCCCATAGCATGTCGTTAGACCTATTACATACTGTCATGTTTAATTTGTTATCTCGTATCTTAAAATAGATATTAGTATTACAAGGAACATCTTTACCTTGTTTATTTAAGTCGTGTGTTGCGTCCCACATCTGTAAAACAGCTCTTCTATCTTCAGGGTTTTGTTTTAACATTTTGACTATTATAGATAACTGGTCTTTTAAGAAATAATCTCTCCATCGCCAACCATAGGCACCCCATAGAGTCTCTCCATCATCTGAAAAATTTTCCATAGACTTAACAAAATAAGTTAATGGTTTAAGGTCTTTACGTCCCGCCAACATCCAAAGGCTTTCTACAAAGTGGAAAAAAGGATTAGCATCTCTTTGTTTAATTAAACAAACTCTTTCACAGGGTTTCGTATAAACCGTTGTCACAGGCTCTAGAGCTTCGTATGTTGTACCATTACGGCTTTCTTGAACTCGATATGCTGTTTCATCTAAGAATAAATCAATTCCTAATAACATAGCATCATTTACATTCCGTGCATTAATTACTTTCATTTTTTCCTCCTTGATAGCTTGTCTGCGGTTCTTTGAAAAGACCATTCTAAAAACTTACCTAATAAATCACTAAAATATTTTGTCATCTTTTTTCTACAAAGTTTCACGATAGCCGTCTATTATTTCGCCTATCAAGAAGATTATTTCTTCATTCATAAGTCCTGGAAGTTTCCTTTTTATAAAAGCCACTGCCATTTCTTGTGTCGCAGGAACTTTTAAAAAGAACGCCACTTCTAAAAACTGAGTGTAATGTATATCGACTGAATCTCCCCAGTCTTCTAAAAGCTGAACTGAGTAGTCATTAACTTTTCCCATATTTACTTTCTCCTTCTATTAAGTCTTCTACTATAGGAAGACTGTTTTGTTTATATATAGACCTTGTTCTGCCTTCTCCTTTAAGTATCCTAGAATACTTATCAAACTCACAAAGTCCTCCTTCTATATCCCGTAGTTCATACAATCTATCGTTCCGCATTGCTATATGCGGTGGCAGTTTACGAATAACTATTTCATATAAGTCCTGCATTTCTGTATTCCAATCATGACTACGTCTACAATAGTCTAAAGGTCTGCCTGTTAATCTGTTGAGTCCTCTCATGGCTCCTGGACCTGCATTAGCCCAAGTCATAATATCCTCAGCCTCATCAAGTATGTAGGTGTGCCTTAAATCAGTAATTACTTCATAAGCCATAAATGGACCCATGTACGGATACTCTCTTAACATAAGCCAAGCTTTTTCTAAAGAGCTTTCTCCTTCACTTTTATCAAACTCTAGTTTTTTAATTAACCAAGTCTTTTCTTCCCAAATATTATTAATACAGTCAACAACCCCTGTGACTTTATCCATACCGTTTGGTGTTTTAATAATATAAGAACCAGTAATCCATTGAGGCTGTGCTTTTATTAGTTCTATTGCTTTGTCTCCATCCCAATTAACTAATAAATCGTTTTCTAATAAAGTTCTTCCTGTCGGTATAAAATTAAACCAACGAAAGATAATAGTAGCTAATATAACGTCTGCACTGTTTCCTAAAGGCTCTCTAATATGGTTTCTGAACCACCTAGTAGTCCTATCATCTTCTCTAAATACTTGACAAAACTTAAACTCTTGCAGTATAGGGTCATCCGTCCACGGAGCAGGAAGTTTGTATTCTTCCTTTCTGACCCTAATACTTTCCCTTTCTGTTTGCCAGTAGCAAAAAAGGTCTAGTTGTTCTGCAAGAAAATCAGTCATTACTTTTTACGTAATACCCAAGAACAGTTATTAGAGTATTCAGGATAAGGTGCTGCTGCTACAACACGTAGAAACTGTCTGCCATACCTAGCTTTAAGCATTTCTAATTGCTCTAAACTCCATCCTCTTTCAGAATCCTCTTTCATGGCTTTCTTTAAATTAGGAAGCTGTATGAACGTTCCTGTTACGTCTATTAACTCAAAGTTCCTTTCTAGTTCATCTTTAAGTTCTTTAAAACCCCATTCATATACGTGGTCTTCAGGTAACTTGTCGTTAGAACCTTCATGATTAGGAGTAGAAACAAAAATTAATCCGTTAGGTCTTATAACCCTAGCAGCATCATCTAGCCAAGCACCAATAAACTCTCTACCCATGTGTTCAATAACTTCGGTAGTCCAGAAAAAGTCTATACTTTCATCTTGTAAATCGAATACTGGATTAGTTGTTAAATCCTGTATTCTTATTTCACCGTTAAAGTTTTTAAACCATGTAGAATCTTTTAATGGTTGACCTGCGTTAGACCAAAAAGGATTTTCCATCTCACATGCAGGGTCTATATCATAGCCATAATAAGACCTTATAACATCTGATTTCTTTATAACATAGGCTTTATATAAGTTTCTTAAAGTCCAACACTCACCGCAACCTACTTCAAAAGTATCTAATGGTCTACCTAATTGTTTAGCTTCTTCTATACACATAGAAGCTATATTATCGAATCGACTCATATGAGCTATCTCATCAGGTCGCCAGTTTGCTAATACACCTGCACTAGCTATATCCATTCTTGTATTTTTACTGTCGTTTTCATTAACAGTTAGTTTCTTTCTTATCGATGACATTTTATTACCTCCACCAACTTGGTTTATTTCTACCCTTTTCCCATTTAGCGTAATGTTTTTCATTAATAACATAATTACGATAAGCGAGACTAGAGTCCTCGTTTTTATACTCATCAGGCATAGCTTGTGCTACGTCCGTCATAAGACCTCTAGTAATGTTTTTAGGCATTACATATAACGCATCTGATAGTTTTTGCAAACTAAGATGAGTACGTTTGTAGCGATAAGTATATTCATTACCTAACGCTAAAAAATGTTTATAGAGCCACCAGTAGTTACCACTACATTCTCTAGCCCATATAGTACAGGGGTGGTTCATGTAAGCTTTCTTATATAAACCAACTTCATCTGCATATGTGTCTCCGTCTAATATTCTGTGTGCTGTGCATAACATCTGTGCAGTCTCTAAAGGCATCTTGACTAACATCTTGTCAGGTTGTGCTTTAGCTGAGACTTCAGGGTCTTCACTAAAATAGAATATGTTCATGGTTTTCTCCTTTCTTTAAACATAAAATATATAATAACCTTTATACTTTACTTTTATATGCAAAGTAAAGAACTTTTATAGCTGATAGTGGCGTGGCGATTTAGGCTCAATCAGGTATAGGTTCTCTTTTGTTCTCGTTATACCAACATAAAACACCCTGTTTTCATCATCAGGGTTTTGTTGATAGTTTTTGTATACTCTAGTTGTTATATCTGTTAACAACACTACGTTGGTAGCTTCGCCACCTTTAGCAGCATGTATAGTAGACAATCGTATACGTGGTTGTTTAGTTATCTTTTCTCCTCTACGTAACATAGCTCTTATGTAACTAATTTCACTAGGACTCAGTAGAGTAAAAACGTCATACCAATGACCATCAGGTAAATCAGGGAAGTGGCTTTTTAAATCTTGGTACTGTAGAGTTAAGTTAGCGTCTAACATGTCTAATTTCTTAGGTTTTTCTACTTTTACAAACTTTAATATGTTAGCACACTCATTCAAGGTAACTCCTTCTCCCTTGCTTAGACGTTCCCAGAAAATTACAGCCCTAACTTTAGCTTCTGATATACTCGGTCTGCCTTTCACTTCAAAGAACCATCCTTCGTTCCTACAATACTCATCAACATCTTCTAAAAGGTAATTAGTTCTAGCTAAGACCAACCAGTCTCCTTCTTCCATGTTTACTAACTCTATATTTGGTTCCCATCGAACTAATCCTTCTTCTTTTCTAGGAGTCCATTCTTTATATATTCTTGAACGAACTTGACCTATACACTGTTTAGCTATCTCATGAACAGCAGAAGGTACACGATATGATTGTTTCAACACCATGGCGTTTTTAGAATTCTTTATCAAGTAATCAACATCAGCACCCGCCCATTTATAAATAGCTTGGTCGTCATCTCCTGCTACATATATCTTTTTAGCTTTTTCTGCAACTTTTCGAACTACCGCCCACTGTAGAGGAGATAGGTCTTGTGCTTCGTCTACGAACATAACATCTAAAGAAGGTACATCGCCTTCATGCAAAAACTTATAAAGCATGTCGGTGTAATCAACTAACAACCTGTCTTCTTTAAACAACTGTAATCCTCTAGCGAATCGTTCTAACTCAAACCAACCTACAGCGTCTTCGACTTCATGCCATTGTTGTTCTAAAGGTATATTACGCATACGAGCAAGGTTTTCTATAAAAGCTAACCTATCGTCATGGGTCATGCCAAATATATGACCATCATCTGATGTTGTTCTTCCTGTTAATCGTAAGTTTAGTTTTTCGTTTAGGTCTTTTATATCTGTGTGACTGACTACGCTCTCTCTTGTTAAACCTAGTTGCCTAAACGCTAAAGAGTGTAATGTTCTAAAAAACGGTAAATCTTTTTCACTAATATTGAACTTAGCTACTGCCCTTTGTTTACCTTCTGTTACTGCTTTTTTAGTAAAAGTAAAGAAACCAATACTTTCGGGTTGTGTGCCGTTTTGCAATTCGTCTTCTATAAGACTAAGTAGAGTGCTTGTTTTTCCTGTTCCAGGAGGTCCAAGAATAACTTGTGTATGGCTCGGTAGGGTCACAAACCACTCCTAAAAGTTAAATTAATTCTTTCACCTGCTCTTTCTAAACTAGGTACAGCATGAGTAGAAGTCATTTGATTATGACCATCAAAAATAAGTACGTCACCGTGTTCAAGAATATAATGTTTTTCATCTATTATAAAGTTCTCTATTTCAGTTTCTATTTCACTGGTATCTGTACGTTTCTTTACATTGTTTTGATAAGTACGTTGTACAAAAACTCTTGGTGCTCCTAAAGAAATAGAGACAACTATGTCATCTAATGTAGGAACAGTGTCTGAGTGATGAGGGATACCTTTTCCGTCTACCCCGTAGTAACCACATAAACAAAAAGTAAACTGTTTATCAACACCTAATTCTTCCCAAACCAAACGTTCTGCTTCTTGTTTAATTTGATACATTGCATGAGTCCATGGGTCTGGTTTGTAGAGTTTACCTGCATAATCAAAAGAAGAACTTCCGAATCCTTTTGTAGGTCTACCCTTCACCATAGAGCCTTTAAACTCTCGTTCTTTAGGTTCATCCCATTCATGTATGTCTGGGTCTGTGTGTTTAAAATATTTCTTAATATATATTATCATAGTAAATTGTCATTAAACTCAGGCAAGTCATGTGGCTCGTCCTGTGCTTTAAACTCCTCTATAAACCAAACATTAACGCCTTTACCTTTTATGTTGAAAAAGTATGGCTCTCCATGAAGCTGTTTAAGTTTAGAAGTTAATCTGTTTCTTTGATACTCTTTGAAGTTATTTCTGTGTAAATAATCCATCAAGTCGAGTAGTCTAAAATAAGTCCTGCCTTTATTTGTCCATGGTTTATGTAGTAATAACTCATCTCTTTCCCTAGCAGGTCTTTCAGTACAGAAAGATTCTAACAACTCCATGAAATGACCTTCAGTAGAACTTTCTTTAGGAACCTCTACTATAGTTATAGCATCTAATAGCTGTTGTATTATCTGATTCCAAACGTTTTCTTTTACCTTTGGAGGTATTTTATTTAAAGCATCCATACACTTACGCTGAAACCTGTTTTGATTTAATAAATCATCTGTTTCTAACTCTAATCGACCGCCTTCAACATCTAAGAACCATATAGGTGGGTCACTGTCCTGTTTTGTAAGGTTACTGAATAGAGGTGTACCACCATTAGCCCCGATACCAAACTTACGAGTCCTACATAAAGGACTATTACAATGACTAGCTATCGGTTGGTCATTACATTTATAAAAATAATCTTTCCTTTGTAGTTGTTTAGCTACTGTTAAAACTTCTTGTGCCCCTAGTGGTGGTTGCATAAACTTTATGTTTACATCTTCTAATCGTTTTTCCCAATCATCAGCAAACTTCTTTCTTAAAAACACTCCTACATTAAACAAGCCAGAGTTTCTTGAACCTTTAGGAAAGCCTTGAACTACTAAGTGTTGTATACACGGAGGTGCTTGGTCTAACCACTCTAAGGTTTCGTTTAATGGACTAGCCTCTAATCTTTCTAAAGCACTTGGTTTTAATTCTATTTCTTTTGCATAGTTTAAAAATTCTTCTGGAGTTAACGCTTGTCCTTCTTTACCATAAGCGTATCTAGTAGAGTTCTCTCCACCAAAATATGGCATGTTTAACGTGCTTCCTCTATCTCCTCTGTCTAATAATAGTTTTGTTTGTTTAGGGAATATCTCTACTTGTCCGTAACCGATTGCAGCAGCAACCTGTCTTAGTTTTCTCTGTACCATCGATGCTGATACTGGTTCAGTCAAGAACATATAGATATGTGCCCCGCCACTTTTACTACGACAAAGAACTAATGGTAATTTTTGCTTAGCTATTTTAATCGCTAAATCTTTTAAATCTAGCTGATACTCGTCAACGTCTATGGCTCCCCACACACAATTATTGTGCTCGTCTATCGCTACAATACCCACACTTTGATGACCAGACAAGTGGTCTTCCCATAACTTTAATAAATCGTCGTCAGACAACTCCTTAGATATAGTAATGTTTTTACCACTTGCCTTTCCATCTTCTCTTGTTTCATTGCTAGCTGTGAAAGTTCCATACGCTTGACGTAATCCCGCATAGCGTAAAGCAAATTCCTTTGCTAACGACATACAATATCTCCTTTTTAGATAGTGTCGTTAACAACGTCGTTCTGCTGTTCTTGTTTAACTTCAACATCCCCAGACCTAGCAGCACCCATGAAGTCTTTAGCCATCATAGCTATAGACAACTCAGTTGCACCTTCTTGGTTAATAGTGTAAGCGTTCCAGCTACCTTTATCGTTAGACTGAGTAGTAGTGCCTAGTTTATACGTATAAGCAAACATAGGAGCTTCTACAGAGTCACCCTTAGAGTTTTGTACCCTAGCCATTCTTAACATCGTAAGCCATTTTCTAGCTACACCTAATTGAGTAGAAGTAAAAGCAAGAACTGCTTGTTGTGCAGTACCATCTTTAACAACTAAGACAAAGAACTGAGCTGTTTCTACAATCTCATTACCGTCTTTAGTGTAATATCTTCTGTCATCCTGGTTTCTAGTACAACTAGATAGGATAGATATATCATGACTAGCGTTTACAAGACCGCCACCTTTTTCTCTAGGAATCCACTCGATGTACTTTTTATTATAAGCACATGGAACTATAGAGATACCAGTTTCACCATCGAAAGCTTCTCCTGTAACTGTGTTGTACAAGTCTCCTGCACTAGCACCTGCTACGTAGCTTCCGTGTTGTTTTTGTAGTTGAGGTGACATAGGTTGTAGAACTCTAATAAAGGGAATCGCAAAATCCTCTGTAGTAGTTTCTTCTAACCCTGTCCCGCTTGATAGTAAACTATCATCAAACGTACTTATCGCTGTAGCTTTACTTTCAGCTACTTCATTTTTATTTTCTGCCATGTTATTAATCCTTTTTAATTGAAGCTTTAGTACCTATATAGATACCAAAGGGCTCGGTTGGTATATCGTTCCCACTAGTAAACTGCTCTTTTACAAAAGCTTTCAGTGTACTAGGATGAACACTTTGTCGCACCTCTGGTGATAATCCTCTAGACTGGAGAGCGGAAACAGTTTCATCAACTACCTCGCTTTCCTCACGCCCGAACTTTAAAAGAACCTCGTTCTTTATTAGTCCCTCGTGACCGTTAGATACTAGCCATTCATACGCTTTTTCTTGGTTTGCCTTAGATATGTGAGCGTTATAAAACTCATTAATGGAGATTTTCTCTCCAGTGCTGAGTGTTATTTGAGTAAGTCCTGCGGATTGCATCGCATCAGGTAACTCTTGCTCCGAAGTCAAACGAAGTTCTTCCTTCTTAGCTTTTAAACTGGCTTCTAACTCGGATACTTCTGTAGCAAGTTTTAACTGTTTATTAGCTAGGGTGGAAACTATAGAGAGTTCTCCATCAGTAACGTCATTAGTCCATTCCTGAACATCTTCCGTACCAACGAGGTCCTCAAAGGTTGGTTTATTTTCAATCATCTATTTCTCCTTTCTGGTGTAGATCGATATCAACGGGATAATATAAGCCTTCCTGCCTATCCCACTTTAATATACTATATCTACCTCTATTATAAAATGCAGCGATAGAACACGCTACGCCAATGGCGGCAGGGTCGCCAATTAATAATAAGTAATCGCCTTCTTTATAGTCTTGTAAAAGACTTTTCATCCTACGGACTGAAGGTGACGCACTTAACATAATTTGTGTATTCGAAGGTAATAAGACTTCAAAATCACCATACTGTCTAGCAGAGGCGATATTACGTCCTTGAACTTCTTGTACGACATATACTGTCACAATTTTCTCCTTTCTTATTTCTAGTTACGCTTTAAATAATATATAGCATAAACGGCAAAGTAAAGCTATTACCGATATGTAGTTTTAAAAACTAATTTATTTTTATAAAAAACTTTTCTACAACTACTAATATCACTAATATACTAATACTGATTATAATAAAACACAACGTTCAAGAGGTTATATCAATATTAGATTTCAAATATCAATATTAGAGGGCATGGAGAATATATTAGCTTGGGCTATATATCTAATAGTTTGTAATATATAATCTCATTTAGAAATTAGAAAGGTATATATGAAATATAAGTTTAAAACGAAGCCGTATGAGCATCAGCTATTGGCATTATCTAAGTCTTGGAATAAGAAAGAATACGCTTATTTTATGGAAATGGGTACTGGCAAATCTAAAGTGCTTATTGATAATATCGCCTTGTTATATGACAAAGGAGGTATAAACGCAGCAATTATAGTAGCACCTAAAGGTGTATATCGTAATTGGTCAGAGAAAGAAATACCTGCTCATATGCCAGACCATATAGAAAAACATATAGGAGTGTGGACTCCTGCACCTACTTTAAAACAAAAAAGAGAACTAACAAAACTATTCGAAGTAAGTCATGATTTAAAATTACTTATTATTAATGTAGAAGCTTTCAGCACTAAGAAAGGAGTAGCTTTTGTAGAAAAGTTTATACTCGCTCACAATGTATTAATAGCTGTTGATGAGTCTACTACTATTAAAAACCCAAAAGCCCAAAGAACTAAAAACTTATTAAAACTAGCAGTCAATAGTAAATACCGTAGGATTTTAACAGGCTTTCCTGTTACCCAATCACCATTAGATTTATACAGTCAAAGCAGTTTTCTATCTCCACAACTATTAGGTTATACATCATTCTATTCTTTTCAAAATAGATACGCTAAGTTAATTAATCGTAAAATGGGTGCTAGGTCTTTTAGACAAGTAGTCGGTTATCAAAATTTAGAAGAACTAACTAAAAATGTAAATGAGTTCTCTTATAGGGTGCTTAAGAAAGAGTGTTTAGACCTTCCTGATAAAGTATATCAAAGAAGAGAAGTAGAACTAACCCCTGAACAAAAGAAAGTTTATAAACAACTTAAAGATTATGCTATCGCTGAACTAGATTCTCATGAAATAGTTAGTGTAACTTCTGTTCTTACTCAAATACTAAGACTACATCAAGTAGTTTGTGGTTTCGTTAGACACGATAATGGAGAAGAAGTAGAAGTAAAAAGCAATCGCTTAGATGAATTAATTAACATTTTAGAAGAAGTACAAGGTAAAACTATTATATGGGCTAACTACCAATATGATATAAAACGAATACTAAAAACATTACACAACATAACAGGTGTCGAAAGCGTAGCTACGTATTACGGAGAAACACCAGACGAAGAACGTCAAGAAATAATTAGAAGGTTTCAAGACCCTAATTCAAAACTACAGTACCTAATTAGTAATACCCAAACAGGTGGTTATGGCATAACACTAACAGAAGCAAGTAACGTAATTTATTATAGTAATAATTATGATTTAGAAAAACGACTACAGTCTGAAGACCGTGCTCATCGTATAGGTCAAACCAATAAAGTAACTTATATAGATTTAGTTGCTAAAGGAACTGTTGATGAAAAGATTGTAAAAGCTTTACGTAACAAACTCAGTTTAGCTCAAGAAGTTCTTGGTGATGAACAATGGAAAGACTGGATAGCTTAACCCATTCTATATTTCATAAGGTCTGACATAGCGTCTGACTTAGACATACCCATTTGATTAGACATACCCATTTCACCCATAGCTTGATTCATTGCTTGTTCTTGAATAGCGGGTTTTTGTAAGTTTTCCATAATCATTTCTCTTAAAACATCGCTGTCTCCCATACCACCACCGCCTTCACGGTATAATGGTTTGCCCATATTAGCGTACATAGGTCCACCCATGTTCATAAAGCCCATGTTATTTCTTACATCTTGAGGAAGTTTACTTAATCCTTTATTGCCTTCAGGTATTGGTTTTAATGAACCACCATCTTCACGATATAACGGTCTACCCATATTAGCATACATAGGTCCGCCATCCATTTTATAATCAACAGAACCACCATCCATCATCATCTGAGGTTCTTGACCACCTTCAGCACTAGCAATTAACATAGCTTTAGCGTTATCTAATACAGCAACTGCTGCTCCAATGTCTCCTTTAGTTCTACCTACAACAGCTTGTGCGAGTGCTGCTCCGTCTTGTTCAACATTCATAGGTGCTTCTTCCATAGGTTGTCCTTCCATAGCCATTTCACCCATTCCTGGTTCTGGCATCGGTGCTCCACCCCCCATAGGAGGCATAGGAGGTTGTCCACCACCCATAGGAGGCATAGGCGGTTGTCCACCACCCATTCCACCACCCATCATAGAAGGGGGTGCCATTTGTGTTATGCCTGTTAGTTTTTCATTAGGGTCCATAATTATCTCCTTGGTCGGAATCCGCTTTGGAATACCTGTGTTGTTAGTGTATCACCTTGTCCGTTCATCGGCAACTGAGAAATACCTTTGTTTAAATATCCACCACCTTTTGCTCCTGTTGGTTCCTCAGGAAAATCTCTAGGAGGTGGAACTTGTGGAGGTTTAGGTGGAAATTTTCTCGGTGGTCTTATTGGTATTGGTTGCGGCTGTTTACTTTCAAATCCTGGAGCTTGACCAAAAGTTCTAGGGTCTATTGCTCTTTTTAAAGGTGCTGCTCCACTGTCTGTTGCATACGGTTGGTATGGGTTATTAATTGGTTGACCTGTATAGTAATTTATCGGTCCACTTGGCGGCGGTGGCGGTGGTGGAGGAGTTATAGGGTCAGGGTCTGTAATCGGTGGCACATAGGGTGGGTCTATTGGAGGAAAATCAATAGGTGGAAAAATACCATCAAAAAATCCAGGAGGAAAATCAAATGGTGGGTCACCAATAGTATCATCAAAATCTCCTTCACCAGGGTCACCAAAATTTCCAGGAGGTGGTAAATCTATTGGTCCAAAAATACCCTCATAAGGATTACCTATAGGTGAATCTATTGGTGGGACTATTGGTGGAATAACAGGCATATCGTCAGGAGGAATAAAAGGATTACCGCCAAAATCGAAATCAGGGTTGCCTCCTGGAAACTCAAAACCGTCTTCAAATCCAGGAGGTGTGTATATAGGTTCGTCTTCAAACACAGGAGGAGGAGTGAATATAGGGGCTGAAGGAGGTGTTATAAAATCTATTGGAGAAGGAACATCCATTGGAGGTCTTTCATCTTCAAAAACTGGTGGAGGTGTAAATATAGGTTCTTCAAAAACAGGAGGAAGTTGGTCAAATGAAGGAGGTGCTGGAGGTCTTACATCGTCAATAGTCTCAAAAAAATCTCTTTCGTCTATGTCAAATGAAGGTGGTGGTGGTGGTGTAAAAGGTACAACACTTTCATTAGGCATACGTGGTATTATTGGGTCATTAGGTGGTGTAAACGAACCTAGACCCTCAGGAATGAACGGAGTTTGAGATAAATTTGCTATTTCGGGAAGTGCTGCTATTCCTTGTTCTATTTCTGTTGCTTGATTGTTTTTAAAATCAGCAACATCTGCTTCGTATTGGTCTGTAGCATTACTAATAGCATCGTTTGCTTCTTTTCTAACGGTTATTGCTTCAAGTGCTTTTTGAATAGCGTCTTCGTCAACACTAGGAGGAAGATATTCAAACGAAGGAATACTAAATTCGTTTTCCATTTCTTGTCGGGGAGAAAAACCTCTAGGTTCGAAAACATTCCTTCTTCCTCTAATTGCCATTACTGTGCTCCTATTGTATTTGAAACACGTTCTACTCTTTCACCTAATTCATCTTTATCCTCAGGAGTTTTTTGTGTTTTATCTATTGTATCGTAATACTGCATTTCGTTACCTAAATCTTCAGCGTATACAAAACCATAACTGCTTAAAAATCTTATAAAGTTTTGTGTTGATTGTTGTCCTCTAGCAAAAGAAGCTGTTCTTTCGAAAAGTTCAGGGTCTAATAACATACGTCCAATAAATTTACGAGACCTGTTCGCTTGACTATTAGAAAGAGCTGTTATTCTTCTACCTGTTTGTGTTAATGGAGCAATCAATAACCTTTGCAACATTCTAGCACCTTCAATATTAGCCCCTATTCCGTACTCACCCGTAGTTAAATCTCTAACAACTCCTTGACTAGGTGCTGCACCTACTTCTCGTTGAACCATTTCGTTTATAACTTTTAAATTAGCAACATAGTCTTTACCTTCTTTACCTAATAAAGGTTCTATAAAATTATCAAAAGTTAATGCTGGACCTGTAACATCTTCAGGACCGAAACCTTTGTAGATTAAATCATTTAATTTTTGAGGACTTATGATAAAACCACCGCCTTGTCTAGGTTCCATCATCTCTTGCATCAAATATCTTTTAGTTACTTGTGACATTTGTTCTTGTAGTAAAGGGTCTTTTTTGATTAAATTATTTATGTATTGAATATCATCTAATAATATCCCAGACTGTCTTTGAGTTTTACCTGTGGCTAAAATAGACTCAACTATATTAGCTACCCTTCTGTCAGGGTTAGCTGAAGATAAACCAACACGAGCTTCTATTTGTAGAATAGTTTGTTCAGTGTTTTCTAAATCTTTAATAACTTTATTGAAACTTTTAGAATTATTAAACCTAGAAACAAAATCTTTTTCTCCAAAAACTGCTTTTAATGTTCCTTCTTTATCTTTTACAAACTGTCTAAAATCTTTAGCTATTTGAAACGGTGTTCTGTCTGGATTAGATAATATTTCTCTCTGTACGTATTCAGCTAAACCGTTTTGTATTTCAAGTATCTCATCAGAACCATCTCGTTTTAATAAAGTCATTAAATCGTTAACTACTGTATTTTGTTTACTGCCTTTAGCTACAGTATTGAATAAATAATCTGCAACTTTTTCAGGTCTTTGTTCTAATATAGAACGTACTGATTGAGAGTTAGCTAATTGTATTGCTTCTTTTTGTTGAGACCAAGCTAACTTTAAATCGTCTCCATACTGATTTTGATTCATCCAGTTATCTAATTCTACTTTTCTAGTAACAGGTATACCTGATTCAAGAGAAGCTCCTTCTCTTAATAACTGATTCATTTGTTCTTCTAAACCACGTTCTAATTGTCTTGATTGTTTAGCTGCTTTTATATTATTAGTTGTACTAGCAAATTCGTTTAGAGATACTCTAGCATCATTTAGTTCTTTTAGTGTAAAGTTAGGAGATTCAAATGTTCCTTTTTGTCCTCTACCTGCTAATCTGTTTAAAGTGTTTCTACTTCCAGAAGGTATTTGTTCATACAGTAAACGCACAGCTTCATCAGATTCAGATGATTTCAGTAATTTATCTGCCTCCCCTTTTCTTAAATTCATCCATTCATTAGTTGGTTTTCTTGTAAAACCAGCACCTGTTGTTAGGTCAGCATAACGTGGGTTTGCTAAAGCATTATTCCATGCTTGGTTAAAAGGAGCTATATAGTCTTTTTTAATTTCTAATAATCTAGTTTGTTGTCTTTCAAATAAAGGACCACTAGAAGCTTTCGTGTCATCAACTTGTTTGAGTAATGTTTGTCCTGCTACAGCAGCATCGTCTGCTCCGCCAACTTGAAGTCTTACTGTGTCAATCATGTCGTATGCTTGGTCGTTAAACGCGTCTATATCTTTTTGAGCTAAATCTCTTATACCAGCACCTAGTGTTGCCCCTGTTGCTCCGCCTGTAGTTGACGGTCCAACCTTTTCATTTAACACAGTTACAAAACGGTCAATAACTTCTTGGTTGCCTAGTTTTATTTGTGCGTATAATTCTCTTAATTCAGGGTCATCAGCATATTTTAAAAACAAAGTTTCTAAATCTGCTGCTCCTTGTGTTCCTGCGGATGAAGCTATTGTTGGGTTATAGTTTTTTAAATCTACTTCAAAACGTTTACCTAAATTATCAATCTGGTCATTAATTTGTTTTACTGAAGTTGCGTCACCGTAGAGTATTCCAGAAGCTAATGACCCATCTCCTCTTTCTGCTGCTCGTGCTTCTTGCATAGCATCATCTATTTTTTCATAGAAACTAGGGGGTACATCTTTACCTGTTATCATCTTCCAAACTTTAGGTATTACTTGTGCTGACCCACTTATAAGAGCAGTGCCTCCAAAAGCCCAAGCACCAATCATTCCTGATTCTTTTAATATATCATCAAAATCTCTATCATGAGCCCCCATTGCAGCACCTGCACTTAAACGTAGAAAATCTCCACCTGCTGCACCTGCTGCTGATAACCCCGATAACCCTAAAACTTTACCAATTTTGCCACCTAATTTATCACTTAACCCAAAAGGACTAGTAAATTTTTTAGAACCGTAAACTGTTAAACCAATATCTCCTGCGATAGCTGGGAACTCTTGTAATAAAAAGTTGTAAGTATCTTCTGCAGTAACATAAGGAGTATTTAATAACTGATATTCGTCACTTCCTTCAGGTTTAAAACTTAATCCTAAAGAAGGGTCACTAGGGTTTATATATTTATAATCACCTGTTAATCCGTATTGTTCACCTAAATATTTAAAATCTTGTATAGTTGGGTTTCTAGGAGCAAAACCTAATTTACTTCTAAAACCAAAACCGTCTTTAAAAGATTCAAACTGTAATTCGTTTGCGGGGTCAAAACCACGAGCCGCTATCTTTTTTGCTTTTTCTATACCAAAAGGAGCAATAGGCTCCATTGGTTGATATTGGTCAGGATAATTACCACGTAATTTTATCGTGTTTCTTCTTTCTTGACCTTCGGGACTGTTAAACTCGTCTTGTTGTTTCATATACTCAGGATGACGTTCATACATATCGTATTCAATAGGTGTTCTATTGTAAGGAGCAACCCTGTTTTGCCAGTCGATAGCGTTTTCTATTTTAACCATGTCGTCAGACGTATAGATACTAGAAGCTTTTGATTTAAGTTCAGGACTATATATAATTGCTGCTAACTCTAATTCTGCGGGAGACAACAACTGACCATAAGTAACGTTTGGGTTATCTTTTAGTGTTTGTTTTGATAAATCAATAGCAGCCATAGACTGCATTTCTTTAAATTCATCAAGTTGTTGTTGAGAAATTTCCATTAATAAAGATTTTCTATGTTTTTAATTTGTTTATCAAGTTCTTCAGTAGGGTCTATTTTTCTATTAAGATTAGAAGTTCCTTGTGTTTTTCTGTTATAAAAAGTTCCTTCATGTGTTGACCATTCATCTATATTACCAATACCTTTAGAACGTTCAAGAAAAGGCAAATAGGTATAAGAACCGTAATCTAACCAATTAGGAGTATCTTTTCCTGCTGGGTCTTGAGTTAATGAAGGAGTGTATAACCTAGTTATAATTGATTGAAAAGATTCATCATTCATATCGTATCGTTGAAAACCATTCTTAGGAATAGCTAACTGAGTCTCTGTGTCTAAACCAGAAACTAATCGATCACCGAAACGTAACACGTTGTTATATAAAATCTCTGGGTCTTGTGTTGAACCAAAACCTATAATTTGTAAATGGTAAGCTAAATCTTTGTCAGAAAGTGTTCTACCTGTTTGACCATTTGCTGCTGCTGCCATATAAGCCATTTGTAAAAAGTTTGCTCTTATGGATACGTTATCGTATGACATAGGACCCATAATCTCTCTTAGGTTCATTCCTGATGCTTGTTCAAATACTTTAGTTGCTTCGTCTATTGATGTTTCATCACCATCTTTTAAAGCTAAATATAATTGTTTAGAAGTATTACCTGTTGATTCATCAAAATAATCAGTAACTGGTCTAGTGCCTTGTAATGAAGCTATTTGTTCAAAGTTAGTAACAGCACTATTACCTATGGTAGCTAAAGAAGCTACAAAAGTAGTCGGTGCTTTAGATTTATCTTTAGTTGCTTCTTTTAATGTATTAATAGTTGGGTTAGCAACGTTTAAAAAACTTCCAACAGCTTGTTCTCTAGCTGATAGCTCTACGTCTTTTTTCATTAAGTCTTTTAGAAACGGATTATCAAACATATCGACAGCAGTACCGCCTGTACTTGCTAACTTAGCAGGGTCTATCCAATTCTTACCTGCAACTATAAAACCAAACTCATTAGCATTTTTGTTTTTTGGTTCTTTAATAAACGTTTCACCTGTTTCTTTATTAAAATATCCTGGACGTATATCAACAACACCTGTTTTAGCTTTATCAGTGTCTTGTAAATTTAAAAACTGAAAAGCATCAGGTCCTACTTGTTTTTGTATAAAACTTGCTCTTTGACCTTCTTTAGTTAACCTAGATGTTTCTTTACCTTTGTCGATAGCTCTAGAAGTAACAGCGTAATCTTTTGCACCCCTACCCATTTGACTACCTACAATCATATTTAAGATTTCATCCATGCCAAAAGTATCTTTTTCTTCAGGACTTCCAAACAATGAGTATGCGTCTGCTTGTGCTGTTTCTAATTTAGTAGGGTCTTTTAAATCTGCTCCTATACTAGTTAAATACTGGTCTCTAGTCATAGGTTTTTCTTCATTTTTAAACAACCCCATAATCCCTTCTACCGCTAACGGTAAAAAAGGAGCTAAAGTTTCTTTTAATTCAGGTTCAGGTGCACGTCTCGCAGGTCCACGAGCCGTTGGAAACCTCATTGGAGAAGGTGCTAATTTAACAGGGGTTATCCCCCCACCGTCTTTAGGACCTCCAAAAGTTGGAAAGGGTAAAAACCCTCCTATACCTCTATTACCATTAGCCATTATTTTGTTTTACCTCTGTTCTAAAGTTGATCATCTGTTGTATAGTCCAGGAATTCCAGGATTAGTAAAACCAGGAGGAGTGTATCCAGGAGTTCCAGGTTGTGTTACAGGCGGTGTTACAGGAGTACCTATCTGAGGAGTTTGTAATCCTGGTCCTATTCCACCTGCTGCTGGAGTATATCCACTATACTGACCAGCAGGAGAACCACCTGCGTATCCATAACCACCCGCCATAGGTCCAAGAGAAGCAGTGAGTGCTCCAACGTTTTGTAACGTCTGCATAGGTAAGTTGTATTGACCTGTGAAGTTTTGGTAGTTTAAATCCATTAGAGATTGTTGTCTGCCTCTACCTAGTCCGCCCATACCCATTTGTGATTGAATATCTTGCTGCTGTAGTTGTGGTAATAAACTAGCCATACCGCCGTATTGACCACCAAAACCACTTAATGCACCTGCTGTTTGTTGACCTAACCCTGCTAATCCTTGACCACCTTGTAGCCCCATACCGAACTGTTGTTGACCTAAAGCACCTAGTTGTGAACCTTGTTGTAGCTGATTACCAAATCGTTGTTGGTCTATATTAGAAACTTGTTGTCCTTGTTGTAACTGATTACCAAATCTCTGTTGGTCTAGTCCTGATAGTTGTTGTCCTTGTTGTAGTGTATTACCAAATCTTTGTTGGTCTAGTTGGTTTAATCCTTGACCTCTTTGCATTTGATTGTCTATTGCTGCTTGTTCTGAAGCATTTAACGCTTGACCTGTGTTTAATTTAGCTTGTGCTTGTTGTGCTTCAAAACTACCTAGTTGTGATGCTCTAGCTAATTGATTTTGAGCTTCAGTAGTAGAAAGGTCTCCAAACTGTCTTCCTCTAGCTAGTGCAGAAGAAGCTTCTTGACCTGCTAGTCCTGCTTCTTGACCCGCTAAATTTCCTAATTGTGAAGCCCTACCTAATGCTGTTTGTGCTTCTTGACCTGCAAAACCACCCAACTGACCTGCTAATCCTGATTGTAATCCTGCAAGACCTGCTTGTCTTCCTTGTTGTGCTTCAAAAGCTTGTTGTGCTCTGTTTGCGGCATCTTGATAACCACCACTACGTATAGCTCCTACTTGTTCTGCTGCTCCTCTTGCTACATTTTCTGCTAACTCATCACGTCTCATTCTAGACCTAGAACCACCGAAAGCTCCTGCACTAACAGCTTGGTCTCTAAGACCCATATCGCTTTTAGCTAATCCTTCTCTAACATCTTTCATAGTCTGTTCAACTACTTGATCTTCAAAAGGATTATAGAAACTAGATATTCCACTAGGGTCAAAACCACGTGCAGAACCGTAACCTGTTTGTTCTGCCCTACTTAAAGCTCCTCTTGCCTGACCAAATTCAGGTCTAGCCCCAGCGACTTCTGACCTAGCTCCTGCAAAACCTGCTCTAGCACCACCGAATTGTGGTCTAGCTGCTGCTGTTTCAGTTCTAGCTAAGTCTAGATTAGGTGCTCCCGCTCTAGTTAATTGTTGAGCTTCACTAAATCCAGGAACTCCTCCTTGAAGATAATCCCTACCTGATTGACCAAATCTAGCTCCTTCTATAAGACCCCTACCTGATTGATTCTGTTGAGCCCCCGCAACCATGTCTCTGCCTGCCATGTTTTGTTGAGCCCCAAGTATCATATTTCTACCTGTGGTATCAAATTGAGCGTCTTGTGTTAGTCCTGCTCCTAAACTAGATAATCCTCTACCTTGTCCAAGACCCATAGAAATTTCGTCTTGTCCTCTAGCTAATGCTCCTCTAGAAATACCTGCTGCTTCGTCTAGTAAACCTTGTTGTGCACCTAAATACGGTCTATAGCTACCAATCGCTTGATCAGCAAGTTCCATACCATAAAGTTCTCTAGGGTCAAAATCAGCTACCCTTTGTCCTGTGTATGTAAACGGACTTGAATCAGCCTGACCTAAGTTTTGAAACTGTTGTTGTAAAAACTGTTGTGCAAACGGGAATATATCCTGTTGTAAAAACTGCCCTATATACGGGGCGGGGGCTTGACTGGAATATTCTTGTTCTTCTCTAGACGCCATATCTCTTATTTCCCATTTCGTTAAATTTGTTTAAATTAGCAATACCTTTAGCATGACTTCCTCCACCTGCTGCATCAACTGCTGCTTTAGAAAGCATGTACTCTCCGTTACTAGCCATTACAGGTATTAAATCATCTTTAGGACCCCCTGGACCGTACATAGCACCACCACTAGGCATGAACATAGGTCTTTTTAATGCTGAACCTTCGTTAGCAAAAGTTACACTAGAGCCACCTATAGGATTCATTTTTAATGCAGAACGTCTTCTGTTTGAATTTCCAGGAAGTGTTTCAGTTCTAACCATACTTCCTTTACGTTTATCATCGTCACCGAATAATCTTTGAAATAAAGCTGTACCTATACTTCCTAACCCGCTTGTCATAGCATCAGCTACTACAGGGTCTTGATTATCTATATAGTTTTCCATCTTTTGTAAACCCGTTAAAGGATTTTCAGGCATAGGAACTTCAGGCATATCTATGTCCATACCCGCAAACATTTGTTCTTCTAATAAATCTTCAGGTTTTGGTGCTTCTATTTCAGAAAAATCTACTTCTAATACGTCTGAAGTCATTTCGGGTTTATCTTCAGGAATAAAACCTTGTTCTTTTAACAACTCCATAAGACCTAAGTTACCACCGTTGGCTCTGTTTAAATAACCACCAACAGCCATCCCTGCGACACCGTATTGGTCTAAATCACTAACATCAATACCTGCTTGTTCTAGTTGTGCTAGTATCATTTCTTGTTGACCATCTTCAGGGGACGTTAAATTCTCAAATTGAAAATCTCCAAACTCTTGAACTTGGCTTCCTGCAACAGGATTAATAGCCATTTCAGGTCCAGGACTTAATGAAGGAGAAGTACCGCTACCGATTTGTGCAGGCATATCAGGGTCACCAGCAATTTTTCTACTGATTAAATTTGTTCCTACCCCAACCGCTATGGCTGTCGCTATCGTTCCTAAACTCATGTTAAATCCTCTATGATTTTATCTATTTGTTTTACATCGAAACCTTTTAAGTTTAGTTTAGAAAAATCATCAACGGTTATTTCGTTTACAACGTCATCAATATTTAAACAATCTGTTCTATGTACTGTTATAAATGTACATTCTTCGTGTATATATAAAACTCTTTTTGTACCTGCTTCAGTTATTCCATGAAAAGGTGCTTTTATACGCTCTACACCTTTATCACTATAAATAGATGCTTCGCCTTTCATAATAAAGAAAGGATGGTTTTTAGAATGTATTTTAGTTGAAACTAGTAAATTTTTAGGCATAACTATTTGTCTTATATACTGACCATCTGCAAAGTTATGCGTAACAGCTCCTTCCGTCTGACCTGTTATTTGGCTGTTTAAATCTTGATTATTGTTTTCTTCGCAATGTTTAGTAATAGCTGCTTCAAACTCTTTTATTTTATTTTGAAATTTTATTTTGTTTTCTTTATAATCAAAAAACTCACAAGCTTCTTGATAAGATAGTTCGGGATTCTTAACTAATTCAGTATTCACTAGAAGCGGCTCCTAGTTTTCTGTTTCTTTCCTTTAGACGTGTAGATATAGAAGTCAGAACGACTTCCTTTTTTCTTCAGGTATGCCTTTTTATCTACTCCAGTCATTGGTTCTCCAGCGTGTTTACACGTATTTGCGAGTTAAAGCTCACCCCGTAAGCTGCAGCACAATAGCTGATACATTGATTATATATCAAAAAGTGTATATTTTTAAAGGTTTTTCTTTACCTTTTACTTTTATTGGTTTTAGTTCTTTTAAGTGTAAGCCGCAATACTTTTCTGTTTCTTCACCTATAAGTATATTTACACCCGCTTCTTTAGTAGCTGATTCTAATCTAGCTGCTGTATTTACCGCGTCTCCGATAGCAGAATAATCAAACCTAGTATCGCTACCCATGTTGCCTATAACAGCTTCACCCGTATTTACGCCTACTCCGATAGCTACACCAATATTCGCTTTTATAATATTTTCTTGTATTTCTTTAGCACACTTTACAGCTAATTCTTCATGATGTTTTAAGTCCATAGGTGCATTAAAGATAGCCATCATCGCGTCTCCTATAAATTTATCAACCATTCCTCCTCGTTTTTGTACACACTCTACTTGTACTGTTAATGCTTTATTCATTATTTCAGTAACGTCTTCAGGAGGTAACGTTTCAGACAACGCAGTAAATCCCCTGACGTCAGTAAACAAGAAAGTACATCGTCTTTTTTCTCCTCCTAGTTTTAACAAATCAGGTTCTTTTTGTAAACGTTTGACTTGTCTAGGGTCTAGGTAATGTTCGAATTGTTTTTTGATTTGTTGTCTTAATTTATATTGTTCTCTAAACCTTAAATAGAAAGCTAAAGCTCCTGAGATAAACTGAGAAATCAAAGACCAAGTAACATCTATCAAAACACCTGTAGTTATTGTGTAGTAACCGTAGTAACCCGTTAAAGCCATCGTAAGTAAAGCTAAGCTAACGCCCCAAGTTATACCTAAATAGCTTATAAAAGCCCATACGAGCCCTACAGAAGCTATAAAAATTAGAAGTTCTAAAGCTAAAGAATAATCGGGTATGTAAGGACTGTTTTGTATAAGTATTGATTCTGCAAGAGCTGCTTGTATTTTATGTGGTTCTAATAAACCAACAGGTGTAGCGATTTGAGGCATTACGCCATTAGCAGTAACACCTACGAATACAAACTTACCGTTGACTTCCATTTCCTGTAAGTTTGTTTGTGGTGTGTCTACCCAACTAATCCATTTACGACCAAGACTATCTGTTTTAACAGGAGGAATACCACGAATAGCTATTTCTTGTAAACCGTTGTCGTTAGTGGTGATGATGTATGTTTTAACACCGAACAGTGCTTTGTATATTTGTGTACCAAAAGAAGCTACCCAACCTTCAGGAGTTCTTAACAACAAAGGAACACGTCTAACTAGTTGGTCTACTTCGGTGGGAGCACTGGCGATTCCTTGTAATATGTTTTCGTAGGCGTAGAAATTTTCCTTGACTCCCGTTGTAAGTATACCTCCAATATCCTCACCTTTTATAACTGTTCCTGTAGTTTTTGGGTATTGACCACTATTAGTTTCAAACATAGCTAGGACACTAGGAGCATAACCTAAAGACCTAGCAAAGTCTTCATCACCCATAAGTCTATCAGGTTGTGGGAAACTTATAACCCAACCAACACCAAGAGCTCCTTTGCCTAGTATCTCTAATTGTATGTCAGATAATCTTTTTCTGGGTAGTGGGTAACCACCTTCACGTTCAACGTCTTCTTCAGTTATATTAAGAATAACAAAACTACCAGAAGGTTGTTGTTCTTGTATAAAAGTATCGAATACTTTTAGTTTAAGTATTTCTGTAGGTGTTGTTTGAAATATTAAAGGTAATACTAATATTACTAATAAAGGTATTATTAATTTTTTCATTAATCATTTTGCGTAATAGTAATAGTGCTATCACTTCCTCCGTTCACCTTGATTATATTAGATACTCCGTCTTGTATCAAAATTACTGTATAAGCATTACTGCCGTTTAAATCAACCCTAACAGTTTCGTTTACTTGTCTTCGTAAACTTACAACGTTTCCTGTTATTAAAGCGGTTATTTGTGTGTCTGGGTCTTTACCTAAAAGAGTTCCTGATATTTGCGTACTAGTTGCTTGTGCTAATTGGTCTTCTTCTTCAGCTATTGCTAACGCATCTAATACATTAAGAAGGTCTTCAAGATAATTTACATCCAGGAAGTTAATATCTAGTTCTGTAAATTCAAGTTCATCCTCACCTAAATAATCTACGTCTAAGTAATCTATATCTAGTTCATTAAAATCTAAAATACTTTCTTGTTTAGTTGATATATTTTCAGCATAGGTTGTCTTTTCTTCTTTAGGAGGAGTAACAATTAACATATTATCGATAAGGTCTAACGTTAAATCTAGTATTACAGGTTTACTAGGAGCAGATTCAAACACACTAACTGTTGTAGCTTCGTAAGGTTTGTTTAATAATACAGTACCCATAGCTGTAACTACTTCTATTTCTCCGCTAGACAAACCTAAAGCATCAGGTAAGAGTATTATAAGGCTACGACCTAGTTCATCAACAGTCGCTGTAAAATCAGTTCCACGAATTGCAATGTTAGCTGTAGGAGTTTTAAGTGTGATGTTTTGTTTATCTATACGGTTTAAATTACCTGTAATAAATCTCGCAGTTCCTAAACCAAAAGTAAGAGCCATTTTAGCTTTACTAGGGTCAGGGTCATAGATGTATTCGTCTATTAAGAGTTGTGAGTGTTCGGTAAGCTTTACTGTTGAGTCATCTAAAAAAGTAATAGCCATTCTACCGTTTGTAGTTATAGCTTCATCGTTGCTTTGAATAGCAAACTTTAAGTTAGCGTCGTATGGTTTGTCTCTTAGTATTTGTGCTGAACCGTTTAGTTCAGATATGTCCCCAATATCAGCAGCTTGTGCTAGTACCTTGGTCGTTTTGAACGACACAAACAGTAGAAGAAGCATTACCACCAATAGATATGATTTTGAGCCAGTCATTGTCTTGGGTACTCAGTTGTTGAATATTGAATGTTCTTTGTCCGCCTGTGTGGTCTAAATAAAAGTAACCACCTGCTGAAGCATTAACACCTGTACCAGTATACGTTACTGTATTATCAGAACCATCTATGTCCATATAATTAGTTGCACCGTCAATATTTATATTAGAAGTAACTGTGTTATTAGACCCTTGAATAATCCAGTCTAAATCTAAAGTAGCTGCTAGTGCAGTAGTTCCTTGGTTTAACGTGAAAGTGTTTCCGCTACCTGTAACGGCTACGTTTTGATTAGAGTTATCAGCTCCGTAAGTATTACTTGGGTCTACTTGTATTGAGAAAGTATTAGTGCCGCCAGTGAATTGATAAAACCCAGTAAAACTGTCTGCGGTAATATCTCCTAAGAATTTATTAGTAGCACCTATCATATTGATATCTAACGTCATACTTGTGCCGTCTAAATCAAAAGCAGTTAAACTTCCTGCAGAAGAACCTAAACCACCTATAATGTTAGATATACCTAGTTGTTCAAGGTCTATATTCGCCCCTGTTCCCGACTGGTCTACGTATATCTCGTTGTCTGCCGCATAAGCAAACGGAAATAAAGCAAGACATAGCAAAAGATGTATGCACTTCTTCATCATCATAATCTCATTCTACCTCCTTTTCTTCTGTTTGTAAAACCCAATACTTTTTAGCGTACCCTTGTTTTATTATTTCTAGTACCCCACCTTCGATAGCTTTCATTAATGCTATGGTAGAAGATTCGTTTCTAGCGTTACCTAACTCTATTTCTACAAGTTCTGTACCCATCTCTATAAACCGAAACACATCTTCTGATTTACCATAACTAAATATAGTTTTTTGACTTAATACTTCTAGCAATACCTCACCCGTAGCTACAGAAACCATACGAAGACTAACAGTTATATTGTCTTCTCTGTATTGGATACTATTGCCTATACCTAAGTACCTTGCACCTGCACCACCAGACTCTAAATTAGCTTCGTAAGAAATAACAGCACCTTCAATTAAAATACCTGCGAACAATAAAGGAGATAACTGTTTTTTCTTTTCTTCCTCACTAGCAAAAGCATCTCTAGCAGAACGTATAAGTTGTCTTTCTTTAGTTAAGTTATCAAGACCAACTCTTTCTACAACTCTAAAAAACTCACCATTGCCTGCATGTTTTAATGCTCGTATTAATAGTGCGTTTGGTTGTTGTGTTATGGCTGTACTAAATAAAGCAAACTCACTGTTGCTTTTACGTTGTCCTGTTTGGTCGGTAAATGCTGTGGGGTATACAGCAACCACAGGACTTACTTCTGGTACTTCTATATCACGTAAATAAGGGGATTGTAATTCCTGAATAGAAACTACGTTATGTGCTTTAAACCTATGTTCGTACGTATCTTCATATTGGTCAAGTATTGAACAGCTAGAACAAAAAAGTACCAATAGGAATCGTAATCTCAGTAACTGTTCCATCCGCTTCCGTTATCTTTAGTGTTAATGTTACACCATCACTTGTATACTCAATGGTGTTTCCTTCCAAGGTTATTGTACCTGAATCAGAGGGTGTTTCGCCAAAGAGGTTGTTGACTA